ACTTTTGATATAGTTTTTGAATATATGAAAGTAACAAAAGAAAGAGAACTTGAATTAATAAAAGAAATAGAATTATTAGTAAATAATAAAAATAAAAGCAGAATAGCAAGGAGGAAAGAATAATGGGAGTATATAGAGAACCGATAAAAGTAGTATTAGAACAAGAATTGAATTTGACAATTGCTTCATTAAATAAAACTCTTATAGTTACAAATGATAAGAATGCAGATTTTAAATATTATATGAACTCAAAAGATGTTGCTAATGATTTTGGGAATAATTCAAAAGTATATAAATTAGTGGAGAAGTTTCTAGGACAAAGAGATGGAGATGGCAATATTTTAAAACCTGATTTCTTTGGAGTTGTTGGAATTACTGCGAGCGGGCAAGAAAAGATAGAAGATAAGTTGAAAGAAGTGCTAAATGAAAATTTAGATAAAGAATGGTACGCTCTTATAACAACATTTGATAGTATTGAGACAATGAAAGCTGTAAGCTCTTTTTTAACTGAAAATAGAAGAATTTATATAACAGAAGTCAAAGCTTATCCATTAGCAGATACATTAAAGTCTGATAGAATTGCACCTATTTGGAATTTAAAAATGGATGAAACTGATAAAGAATATAAAGCAGCTGCTTATGCAGGAGTAGTTATAACAAAAGGTGCAGGATACAGAAGCTCCATGATAGAACTACAAGGAGTAACAGCTGACACTGAATTAGCTAAAAAACCTGAACTTACAAAAAATAATATTACATTTGTAGAGAAAAGAACATCAGAAGGGTATATAACTGCTAATGGTGGAAAATCAACAGATGGAACTTATTTAGATGAAACTACTGCAATAGACTGTATTATTGTAAATCTTAATGAAAATTTAGAAAAAGCAATGATTAAAAAGGGGTTCCCACAAGATGAAGAAGGATATGCTTTTATAGAGGAGACATTGACTAATGTTATGGAAGAAATGGGAGCTAATAAATTACTTGCAAAGTTAAATGGTAAATATCAATATGCAGTTTACCCAGTTAATCAAACTGCAACAGAAAGAGGGCTTAGAATTATAAGACCAAGAGTACTTTTTAGAATTAGAAACTGGGGATATTATATGGATTTAACATTAGTAAAAACTAACAAGGATATTGGAGGTAATAAATAATGGTTGATTTAAGTAAAAAAACTTTTATTTTTAATGGCTATACTTTTAAGGAATGGAGAAGTTTGACTGTTGGAGCACCTGAGGATCCATATAAACAATCTGATAAAAGCATTTATGGGGAAAGAAGAATAATATACTCACCTGACTCAAATATAGAAATAACTATAACTGTACCAACTGGAACAGAAGATGAAAAAATACTTTTAAATGCTTCTGAGAACGTAATAACAGGCTCAGGATATTTCAAAGATAGTTCTAATCCAAAATATAGTAGAGGAGTAAGTATAAAAGAAATCGGTGTTAATAAAGGTGAATTAGCTAATGATGGAGAATCTGATTCAAGAGAATTTAAACTTGTATGTGTAGGTGTTAAGGAGGCAATGAACTAATGGAAAATAAAGTAAATAAAACAGAGCAACAAGAATTAAAAAATAAAGAATTTCTAAAAAAAATAGAGGATAAGAATATATCAAATATAACTTTTAAAGCTGAGGGTTTAGGAGCTTTAGAATTTAATTTGATGATGACAGGAAAAGATTTTAAAACAATAGAGAGACCTTTTAGAATTGAAAGAGTTTCAACAGATACATTTTTTAAGCTTTCATCTGAAAAAGATGAATTAGCAATAGGTAAGAAATTATTGAATACTTTTATAGCTCAGCCTGCGGAAGCTAGAGACATAGAATTTTTTAATATGGATCAAGAAGCTTTAGAAACTATTACAGTGATTATAACTGAATTTCAACAAACTCCCTTTTTATTCATTAAAAACTTTGGAGAAAATAAGGAAGATTAAGCAAGGAAGATTTGATGTTTGTTTTGAATCTAAGATTCCATACTATAAAAAGCCTGTTGAAGATCTATGTTACGAAGAATATATGCTTTTACAATTAGCTTGGGCTGATTATGCAAAAAGAAAAAATAAAAATTAGAAAGGAGGGTTAGTAATGTTAGAACAGTTATCATTGGTTTTTAAAGTTGTAGGTAATGGACAAGTTACTTTAAATCAAATTAGTTCTCAAATTGGAAATTTAAAGAATAATATGTCAAATTTTAAAAATAGTGTTAGTTCAACATTTGGGAATCTAAAAAGCACTATTGGTTCAGTAAAACAAAGTTTAGTTGCTTTTAAAAATAAGATTAGTACAACTTTTAATGCCTTGAAAGCTAAAATAACAGCTAACTTTCCTGCTATTGGGAAAATAAGAAATGGTTTTATTTCACTTCGGAGAAGTTTAGGAAATTTTGGGAACTATGCCCAGCAACAATTTCAAAAAAGTAAAGAAAAAGCAAGTACATTTCTAAGTGTCTTAAAAAGAATAGCTACAGCATTAGCAGCAGGTTTTACATTAAAAACTGCTATTGAAGGTGCTGGAAATATTGAACAGTATAGAAATACACTTGAAACTGTATTGAAAGATCCTAATATGGCAAGAAAAAAGTTAGCATGGGCTAGCAGATTTGCTAATAGAACTCCATTTGAAACAGATGAAGTCCTTTCTGGGATGACGAAATTACAGTCTTATGGAATTGAAGGAGATAGAGTTTTAAAAACAACTAACAGAACATATCTCGAAATGATTGGAGACATGGCTTCAGGAATGGGTAAAAGTTTTGACCAAGCAATTGAAGCTATTGCTGATGCAAGAACTGGAGAACTTGAAAGATTAAAAGAATTCGGAATTACTAAGAATATGATTGCTGAGTTTGGTAAAAGTAAAGGCTTAGAGATTTTTAATAATAAAGGGCAAATTAATGACTTGGAGTTATTTAATAAGACTTTATTTGAAATGATGGACTCACGTTTTGGTGGAGCTATGGAAAAGCAAGCTAAAACATTTAAGGGAGGATTATCAACTATATCAGGAGCTACAAAATCAGCATTAGCAACATTGGCAGGAGTAAATGAATTTGGAGATATAGTTGAAAACTCTCCATTTCAAATTCTTAGAGATAGAGTTATCATACCATTGGCGAATACCCTAGTAAAATTTCAAGAAGATGGGACATTTACTAGATGGGCAGAAAATTTATCTAATGTCTTTGGAGAATTAATTTCTTGGGGAGAAAAAATAATTAATTTTATTGTTAAGTGGAAAGAAATTTTAATTCCATTAGCAAGTGCAATAGCTGGTCTTTTTGTAATTAATAAGGTGATAGTTTTAATAGGAGCTTTAAAAACTGCATTAGCAGCTCTTTCTTTTAATCCAATTATGCTTGCAATTGGAGCTGTAATAGCCATAGGTGTTTTATTATATAGAAACTGGGATCTTGTAAAAGAAAAATTAATTTCACTTTGGGATAAGATTAAAGGTTTTGTCAAAGTATTTTTATTTTTCTCAGGGATAGGTTTAATAATAAAACTAGGACAACTCTTAATAGAAAATTGGGAAAAAATTAAGGCTAAATTATCTTCATTATGGGATAAAATTAAAGCTTTTGCTAAAGCATTATGGGATATTGGTAAAAAAATATTTATGTGGCTTAGTCCAATAGGTTTAATTATAACTGTTGGAAAACTGATAATAGAAAACTGGGATCTTATAAAAGCAAAATTTGCTGAATTAGGAAGTTATTTATATAACAAAATAATTGATATAGGTAATTTTTTTATAGGACTAAAAGACAAAGTAGTTGATGTATTTTTTAACTTAATAGATAAATTAAAAGAAGTGTGGGAGACAATGAAGTCAACTGCAGCATCAGCTTTTGATTTTATTTTAGATTATGTTGCTAAAATTTGGGAAAGCATCAAAGGTTTTTTCTCGGGTTTAGGTGAAAAAATAAAATCATTACCAGGAATATCTTGGTTTTTTAGTGATAGTGAGAAAAAAAATACAAATAGCCCTATGATAGATGGGACTCATAAAACAGGACTTGACTATGTCCCTTTTGATGGCTATATCGCTGAGCTTCACAGAGGTGAAAGAGTTCTAACGGCTGAAGAAAATAATGCATATTCAAGTGCTGAAAGTAATGAGTTTTCTAATACAAGTAATTCAGTAAATACAAAAAATTCTAATAAGTCTGATAAAAAAATCATATTAAATCTTACTGTAAATATGTCTGGAACAAAAGAAATGGATTGGAATAGAATTGGAGAAATGATAGTAGAAAAATTAGAGGATTTGATGTTACAAAATGAAATAGCTAAAGGGGAAATATAGATGTTTTCAATTACAAATATTATGAGTAAAGTAAGTAGTTTTCTAAATAATGTAAATTCAATTTCTAATCAAATTGATAAGTATATAAAGAAAACTCCACCAATTTTATTGGGAAATATAAAACTTCAATTAGTTTCTGGAATATCTGAAAGCTATTCTAATGATGTTCCAACAGTACCAATAGATGATGGTACTCAAATATCTGATAACATAACACAAAATGCACTAGAACTATCATTCAAAGTTCAAATTGTTGGTTCTAATCACAAAGAAATTTTTGAAAAGGTTCTTGAGCTTAGAAATAAAAGGGAACTTGTAGATTTGTACATGATTAAGTTGTATAAGAATATGGCTATAACAAATATAGAGAATACTATAACTTCATTATATTATACAGAATTCACTATTTCAATGGTAGAAGTAAAAATTGCTCATGTTTCTATGATTCCCTCTCCTAGTCCAAAAGCTAAAGCTAGTGTTAGAAATAAAACAAAGATAAAAACAGCAACAAAAGGTAAAAAGAATACAAAAGGTGCTGCTCAAGCTGTTACTAAAAATAAAAGCTCAGGAGTAAAGGATTGGGAAGGAGATTTACAAAGTGAGCATATAAAACTGCCATAGATAATAGGAGTATAGAAATGAAAATAAATATAATGAAAGAATCTATTCCATATATAACTGATGTAACTATTGCAGGGACAACCTTTCAATTTGAGTTTACATATAATTCTTATGATAAAAGAGTGTACATAACACTTTATGATATTGATGATAATTTAATATATCCAAATGAGCCAATTTTATTCGGGATCCCACTATGGTTCAATAAATTAGTTGATGAAAAAGGAAATTTTAATAAAAAATATCCTCAAAAATATATTATCCCTAATACTTTAGATAGAAAAGCAATAAAAATTGATTATGAAAATATTGATAAAATTGAGCTGTTAGTGGAGGAGTAATGAATTTTATAGCAAATAGACCTATTTTTCCTAGAAATTCATATCTTATTATAAATGGTGTAAAACTAGATGATCATAATAATGATGGTTTAAAATTTGACGTTGATGTAAAAACAGGAGAAGAAGGGAAAGTAGGGGTAGGAACATTCAAAATATATAATTTAAGTCAAGATATAGAAGTAGGAAGTGAGATAGAACTGTGGTTTGGGTACGCTGAAGATATTGGCTATTATTCAAAATATGAAGTTATAAAAAAGAAAAAAATAAAAGAAAGTTCTTCATTTATTCAAGAACTAACTTGTTCAGAGCGAACTAAAAATAGTAGTAAGATAGTTTCAATTAGCTTGGATGGGAATACTAGGATATCTGAAGCAATAAAAGAAGTTACTAAAGAAATGGGAATAAATCTTATTTCTATGGAACTTAACAAAGATAAAATTTACACTAATGGCTTTACTTGTTACAGTCAAGGATTTCAGGAGTTAAGAGAATTAGTTCAAGACTCAGAGAGCAAAATGACTTTAAAAGGTGATGATCTTTATATCTATACAGATAAACAAAAAGATCAAGCGATTTATTTAAGTTTCGAAAGTGGGTTGATTCATAATCCTGAAGCTGTTGAACAGCAAGAAAAAGAAGTGAAAGTAAATAAAAAATCTGATAATAAAAAAGCAAAGAGTAAAAAAGATGATAAATGGGAAACTGAGCAAAAAAAGAAAACTATAAAAGAGAGTAATAAATATGACTATACTATTGAATGTTTCCCGATTCACTACATAAAAAAAGGAGATGTAATATACGTTGAAAGTAATGATGTAAGTGGATTTATGCAAGTGGAAGAGGTAAGCATTAGTCTAAGTGATAGCTGGAATATGAAATTAGGAGTTAAAGTGATGAAAGATGATGGAAAACATAAGGATAATTCTAGTAAAAATACAAAAAATAAGAAAGGGTAGATTTGTAGATGCTGAGCCTTTGTTTAGTCCAAATGGGGTTGCTCTACCTGTACTTCGTAATGTTCCAGTGGCATTATTTGGAGATAATAAAGATCATATTGATTGGAATATTAAAGAAGGGGATATAATGCCATATTTTGTTTTAACCTTTGATATTTCTTCATATATAAGTCAAGGATCCCACGATGTTATGGATTCAAATAGAAGAAATAACTTAAATAATGGTTTTATTTTACCTTTCACAATTCCAAATGCTACAGAAAGTTTGGAATTTCCTTCGGATATTAGAATTATTGGAGATAGATTAGAAGAAGGGAACATTGATTTGAAAGGAAATTCTAAGCAAGAAGGTAATGTTGAGATAAATGGAAATACCACTCAGAAAGGAAATACAACACAAACTGGGAATATATCTACAAAAGGTTCTGTTGCAGCATCTGAAGATGTTACTGCTGGAGATAAGAGTTTGAAAAAACATAAACATTCAGGAGTAGCAAAAGGAACTGAAATGAGTGGAGGAGTAGCATAATGGAAGCTATAAAAATGGATGATGGAGATATTAAATTTTCAACTATTTCAGGAATAGATGAGTTCTGGCAGAGAGTAGTAAATTCTTTGAAAATATATTCAATTGAGTGCTTTTATGATGAAAATTTAGGGCTTGATATAAGAATAATAAATGAACAGGATGTAGCTGAATATAAACTTGAACATATTTGTAGAAAGTTACAAGAATGGTATAGAGCTGAAATAGAAACAGTTAGTTATCAAATAATTTCTGAAGCAGAAAGAACTTTAAAGGCAAAAATATATATAACACATAAGAAACATAAC